AGATCCATCATATAATTATAATGCTGATCTTAATAATGCATGGACATTTTACAATCATGTTACACATTCTTTTAAGAAATCTCACCCAAGAACATGGATGAGTGATCAAGTTAAGTTTCATGAATTTATGACTGCAGAACTATTGAGTCAATCTGGTTTACACCAAATGGATAAAAACTGGACAGATGCAAACGGTAATGGTCATGTAGAGGATGGAGTTTATGGATCTGCAGCAGTATATAGTCAAGCTATTATGACAGGATCAGACTTTGATGCTGATATGGAAGCTCAAGATTATGATACTTTTGAAGAATTTAAAATATGAGTTTAATAACTAAAGATATACGTAAAAGCATGAAGATCCGTCCATCAGGGCGGTCTTCAGACTTTATATCTCCTAGTTTTGGATGGGGATGTTTATATGACTGTTCATATTGTTATATGAAAAGGCACAAACCAAAAGGTTTATCTATACCAAAAAATGTTAATCAGATCCTTACAGAAATAAATACACATGTTATATTTGCACAATTAGAAACAAAAAAACCAAATCAAACACACTCAAAATACATTACTTATGATATAGGTTGCAATGAAGACTTTGCTCTTCATCTTAAACATCATGAATGGAAAAGAATATTTGAATTTTTTAAACATAATGATAAAGCAATGGGAACATTTGCAACTAAATATGTCAACCCAGAATTACTTAAATATAATCCAAAAGAAAAAATAAGAATTAGATTTAGCTTAATGCCTGAAGATAAAAGAAAACTGCATGAGCCTAATACATCTACAATAATAGAAAGAATAAAAGCAATAGATCAATTTATAGAAGCAGGATATGATGTACATGTTAACTTTAGCCCTATTATTGTTTATGATGGTTGGTTATATGACTATGATGAATTATTTTGCATATTAGATAAAGAGGTGAAAAATAAAAGTAAAGTTTTTGCTGAATGTATATTTTTAACACATGAAATAGACAAACATTATAAAAATCTTTTAAAACACCCTGAAACCGAAAAAGATTTAAGAATAGAAGAAATGCAAGAAGAAAAAATTTCACAATTTGGAGGTAATAATCTTAGATATAGAACAGAATTAAAAAGACAATTTATAAATAAATTTGTAGAACTGCATGATACGTTAATACCTTGGAATAAAATTAGATATATATTTTAAATTATGAAAAAAATTGGAAAATATTTAGTACATTGCATTAGATCAATAAGTGGTATATTTCTACTTGGGATCGTTATATTATTTTGGATAATAGGATTTATCCTTAAAGCTACAATAGAAATTGTTACGTGGCTTGAATTAAAACTAACTGAGTTAATGAAAAAAACATTTGGTGATGATATCAACAAATTAAATTAACTCTAAATACTTTTTTAATTATGAAAAAAACCATAAAAGTGTCATTAGATGACATGGGAATGCCTCGCATTCCAAAAAATATTATTAAAGGAAATGAAGTTATGGTTAATATGACAAATATTAAAACTTCAGAAAATCATGTTGATAACATGAATATAATTTTAGATGAAAATTAAAGACTTTAATAATCTCTTAGAAAAGAGATTTGAAAAGACTAGAGAAACTTATTCTAGAAAAATGAACGAATATGCTACTGATCTAGATGTATTCCAATCATTTAAAAATGGAGTAGGTTTCTCGTTTCATGATACACCAGAAGGTGTAGCTTGGGAATATGCTTGTAAACATTTTGAATCAATCAAAACTATTTTAAGCAAATTACCTAATGAAGTTCCTACAGATGAACTCTTAGATGAGAAAATAGGAGATGCCATAAATTACCTTATAATTCTTGAGGGACTTATAAAAGAAAGAGGAGATCAATAGTCTCCTCTTTTTTTAACAATATCTTAACATACCCATAACATACAATTCACATCTGTTTCGTATATTATTTATATATGGAAAAGAAACAAATAAATATTACAAATGCTTGTTATATACTATTAATGATAGTAGCCTTTAGTTTAGGAATAATAATTTAATTATCTACCTTGACCTCTATAAGGTTTTTTATAAGAATTTTGAGATTTACTAGCATTTTTGCTATGAACTCCTTTTCTTTTTTTACCACCTACACTTCTAAAAGTAAATGTGTTTTTCATTAATTAATCTTTCTATATTCTTTATTAATTCTTTTTTGTATTCTTTTTGTTTTTCCAGATTTACCCTTTCCTTTTTTAGCATCTTTTTCTTTACTAGCTCTTCTTTTATTAGATAATTTAGTGAGTTTTTTATTCCAGTTATGGCTTGGTGTATTAACTTCCCTCTTTATATCTGACATGTTATCTCCCTTTCTTTCCCCTTCTGTTTTTTTCTCCCCTGGAGTTTGCTCTCTTCCTGGTTCACCACCACTTTGATATTTTTTTGCACCACCATCGTTATACATTCCAGGTACTTTCATTCCTTTATGATTAACTGTTTGTGGACCACCAAATTGATATTTATTAGATTTATTTGTATTTGGATTAGATCTATTCTTAGTACCAGGATTGTCACCAAAATTTGTTTTATAATCTGATTTATTTGAATCAATCTTATCAGGAAATACAGCATTAGTTAAACCAGTCAGATCAGAAATTTCTTTTGCAGCAAGTGCAGGAAGAATCCACTTACCCATTCTTTTAATACCGCCCCAAGCTGAACTACCTAATTTACTAGCAGCGTCTCTGTTTGTAATTTCATTCTTTTTATTTTTAGAACCTGTTGGTCTACCTCTTTTTTTACCACTAGTAGGATTTTGATTACCTGATTTACCAGCATTAGGTTTGCCACCACCTTTACCACCTTTGCCACCTTTACCACCTTTTTTACCTTTGGGGCCACCAGCTTTCATTTTGTATAGTTCTTTTGCCATGATTATTTCTTTTTAAATTTTTCTACGGATCTACCACCAAAGTAGGCTCCTATTACTGTTATTAATACTAATTGTAAAAGATCTGTCCATTTCTCTTCTACTTCAAATTTAATTGTACCAGCATCAATAAATATTAATAACATAGTACATACTATTAAAAAAATAAGAACCATAGGTCTTACATTTTTACTTAACCAACTATCAGAATTCATGTCTGCCGTCCAACGGTCAGTTATGTTTTTTTCCATTTGAGCCTCATGACTCAATATAAGTTCTTTTAGCTTTCTTTTAGCTTCTAGTTTTTCATCTTTTGTTGTTACTAGGTTGTCTATGACCCCACCTACTGATTCTACCAAGTTGCTTCCTGCACTTGAAAAAATCTTTCCTAGTATTCCCATACTTTTTGTTTTTTAGTTTATAAAATCCCGTTGGGCCCACATGCCCCTCCTCTTTTTAATTCACCTCTTGATAAATCAGTTGTTCCATCTTCATATTCAACCGTGTGTTTTCCCGGTATATTTTGTTTAGCATTAGGTGAATCATAATTAGGAAACTCACCTGAATTTATTCTATTTAACATTTCCTCTCTAAGAGCAGGATCAAAAATTTGATTTGCTCTATTAGTATTTACATTAGTTAAACTATCTGTAGCTTCATTATATTTTTTAGTTAAATCAATATATCTTGTCATTCTTTCTTTAGATGAAGTAGGATTATGAATAACAGGAAATCTTTGATCTATGCTACCTTTAGATTGTATTTGTGCATTTTCAATTTCTTCTTTAAGTTTGGCATCATTATTACCACCCTCTTGAAATCTTTTTTTCATTTGTTTATAAAAACCGTCCATATTAATTTACTTTATATTTAACTTTACCATGTTCTATGTAAACACCTTTAGGTCTACGTATAACTTGTCCGTTAAGATTATATAATGTATTATCTTGAAGAGATTTTTCTATTATTTCTTCTATACCACTATTACATGGCATACCTGTATCACAATCTATATATTCAGTAAAAATAATTTCTTCATATTCTATTTCTATAATAGTGTCAGTAACAACTAAAGTGTCTGTAATAAAAACATCTACATATTCTGTTATGTATTCAATTACATCAATAAATAATGTATCAGTTTCAATAACTTCTACGTACTCTATAACCGGTACAAATACAGTGTCAGCATCTGAATATACTGTTACAGTATCTATTAAATAAACATACTCTGTAATAAAATTATCTACAAAAACAGTATCAAGAATAAAATTATCTACAAATATTGTGTCTGTAACAAATACATCTATATATTCTATTACATCAACATAAACTGTATCACATAATACCTCTATTGCACATTCTGCAACTGTAGTTGCAACAACATCATCTCCTTCATCAGAAGCGTCTACACAGTCTACATAATCATCATTAATCCATGATGCTTGAACACAACCATCTGGAGAATATACAGTCCAATTTTCTGGATCATCTCCACAATAAAAACCACCTGCTATAGCACAATCTAAACAATTGTTGCTTTCCTGTGAATAGAGTCCTAGACTCATTATCACAAATAAAAACGTAAATAACTTTTTCATATCTATTCTATTATTATTACTTTAATTGTATCAGCTTTAATTGTATCTTCATTACAGCAAGATTCTTCAATAATAGGTTTGGCAACATAATCAGGATTATATTTATCTCCAGGATTAAATATTCCGCATCCTACAACAATCAATACCCATAAAACTGCTAATTCTCTCATCATATTATAAAATTCCATGTGGTCCCACTGCACCACCACTTTTGTATTTTTTAGAACCTCCGTACTTTTTAATTGTACCTTTTTCTTTTTTCTTTAAAAAAATATCTGCTTGAGTTATTTGACCGTCTTTATTCATATCAGGAAAACCTCCTCCTTTTTTATACATTTTTTTAGAACCTCCATATTTTTTTGTATGAAAATCAGCCATTTTATCCATTTGTGGATCAGATGACATTCCATCACTTGGGCCAGCAACCGCATTTTTAATACCTGCTCCTATATTTCTAACGCCCTTGGCACTTTCATCTGCCCAAACACCTGCTGCTCTAGCTGGAAAACTTCCTTTCATAGCAGATCCAACACCTTCATTTCTAAGTCTACTCATAAAACCTCCTCCTGGTCCTTCAAAACCACTTTGAGCTTTACGCATTCCTGGAACTTTCATACCTTTTTCAGTATAAATAGGTCCTCCATCTTGTTTTTTATTACCATCTTTCCAATCAGATACTGAATACTTCTTTTGTCTAATTGGATCTGTTTCTTGTCTATGGTACTTTTTCTGTGGTTCTCTTTTAGAATTAGGATTTAAACCATACTGGTCATTTCTCATTTTAATAGCACCCCTAGTTTGATTTCTAACCTGACTACCAGTTCTAGATGTTCCATCAAACCTCATATTTTTAACTCTTGATTCTAATCGCTTTTCCTCAAATGACTTATGTTTTTTCTTATTTTTTGGTTTAGATTTACCAAAAATTCTTTTCAAAAGAGATCCACCCTTAGATCCACCTCTTTGATACTTAATTCCAGCTTTTTTCATATTTGCAGGCATAACTTTACTTTTTTAAATTTATAATATTCCGTGTGGTCCTTTTGCTCCACCATGTTTAAAATTAAACATGCTTTTAAGACCCCTTGCAGCTCCACGAGCAGCATTCCCAATTTGATTACCCGCCCACATTCCTGTGTTCTTAGCATAATCTCCTGGTCCATCAAAAGATGCAGGATCAACATATTTTTTACCATATTCAAAACCCTTTTGAGCTCTTGGTGTAGTTTCAGCCACTTGATCTTTAGGATTTATTTTGTAATACTCCTTATTAATTCTTTTCTGAACTCTAGACGTATCTTTACCCTTTTCTTTTCTTTTTGTTCTTTTTTTGGTTAACCTATTAAGTTTCTCATTCCAATTAGGTTTATCTTTTTCTATAGCATCCGTTGTTCTATCAAACGTAAATTTGTTGATATCATCATTTGTTTGATTTTGACCACCATCTTGCATCATACCAGGAACTCTCGTTCCTTTTGCATTATAGACAGGACCACCAGCTTGCATATGTTTACCTTTTTTATCCTTGAGGTTTCCTTTTATTTCCCAGTTAATATTACTTTCAGGTTTCTTTTTATCCCAAACATTTTTATATGGATTAGATTTTCTTTTCCACATTTCATTCATATTACTTATATCACTTTTATAATTAGGATTATATTGTTTACCACCTTCTCTTACTTGTCTATTTACTCTTTTTTCCATGTACTTATCAAGAAGATCTTTATCTTTCTTAGTAAGTCCTCCCGGCTTTCCTTTAGCTTTAGAAAGCTTAAAACCTCTTTTTCCTTTTGCTCCTCCTTTTTGATACTTATTATTTACGTTTCTTACAGTCATAACTTTTAACTTTTAATCTCCAAATGGTACATCTTCATTTAAATCTGAAGGTTCATCTTTACAAACATGATCATGACTTCCGTCACAACTATTATCTTCATTAGATGTAGTACCACAGACACAGTCTTTAGGAAGGTACTTATCATATATACCTTCCTTAACTGTTTTTACAAACAAAGCAAATTGATCTTTGGTGAACTCAGTGTAACCTTCGTCATCACCTCCAACAATAACTTTGTCTGAGTCTTTGGAAATGTCAATTGCAGGACAGCTTTTACAGCTTGCACAAAAAGTCATCTGAGCTCTTTGATCAGTGACCATAACATTTTTAAGTCCTTTCATTATATTTCAAATCCAAAGTTTAATACTATAAACCTAAAGCTTTTCTTCGGGTTCCAATTTAATTCAAATAGGGTTATTACCCCAAATCTTAATGTGAAGTCTACAATATTCTTTTTGTTACCTTCACGCCAACTGTTTATCCAGTTCATATATTACGGTTTTGGTTATACTATAATATACAAAAAAATTATCTAAATTGATAATTTAGACCAATATTAAATGTGTTTAGATTTCTGTCCCAATATTTCAACCATTCACTTTCAAGAAATATACCAAATGATTTATTTAATCTAACTCCAGCTATAACACCTATGTTATAATCAAACCATTGTCCATCATTAAAAGATTCATAGCTAAAATTATCATCCCCTTGGACGTGCCAATGATATGGCAATAAAGAAGCCCAGCTATGTAGCCAGTATTTAGGAGAATAATGATAGAAGTCTAGGCCTGCTATTACTGAAACAGTTCCCATATCTCCTATTTTATTAAACTCACGTTTATTAAAATCTCTAACTATATTTTCATAAACATGTGTTCTAAAGTCTAAATCAGAGTCTGCAACTCTGTTACCGTCTGGCCCAGTCCAGAAAAAATTCATTTGATCAACTTGAAAATCACCATCTAGATCCATAGAGTAGGCGTGGTCTGCATAACCATAGTCATAAGCTAGGTCCCACCAAAAATTATTTTCTAAATATTCCTCTATTGGATTAAATCCATATGGTCTATGTGTACGGTATGCTGTTCCTAAAGAAAGGTTCAGTCTAGCACCAACCTTAAGTCTACCTCTTAGTTCTGCTTGTGTATATTTAAGATCTATTAAACCGTTTTGTTGATGTTCAACTCTAGCAAGCCAATTGTCACCTAAGTATCTAACAAAGTATCGTTGATTATTGTAGTTTCTTAACTGTTGTTGACCTTCATCGTATTGTAATAAAAACTCAAAACCGTTAACTGCACCTATATTAGAAGATAGAGATACATTGTTTTCAGATCCATCGTAGAATTGTGTTACTTTTTTCTCATAAGAAAATCTGGCAATTTTTCGTATGCCAAATGTAAATCTATAATCAGGGGTAGCTTCAGGAGTAATGTTTAATACCTCACCATCTTGTCGTACAAAGTATCTAGATTCTGGAACAAGAGATGTTCCACCTGAAAAACTAGTATAGATAGTAGAGTATTTAAATACCTTATCAAAAGTTTGTTCAATTACTGATTGCGCTTGTATTGCACAGGAGTACAATACAAACACAATTAACATTTGTAAAAACTTATTCATCGTAATAAGTATTTTTATTAATACTTATCTAATGTCCATGTTCCGTATTCTACTTTTACAGTTCCACTGCTAGCAGTACCTTTTACAGCTCTAGAATCATGAACACAGAAAAAACTCATTTCTCCTGGTCCAACTTTTAAAGTATTATTACTATCAAACGTTATATCTAACCAAGATGACGCATCTGTATTTTTTATATACATATACATCCCATCACCAGCTCCTGAACCAGAAGGTGCAGTTGCTATTGTAGTAATAGTTGAAATAGATAATGTACCAGTTTGAATAGCAGGATTCTTTATATGTGCTATTTTAGATGAAGTAAAATTTACTCTATCTTTTGCTACACCAGAAGTTGCTAATTGCATTACGGTTGTTAAAGTTGCCATATCTTAAATTTATTTATTAATTAACACTTGTCTTTCTTACAGCATGATTCCTCACACCACTTTAAACATATATAGTTGAAAGTAACTATACATAATAATTTACATAAAATTTTTTTCATATTAAAATTTATCTAACATTAATTCGTTTATCTCTTTTTGTACTTTTTTAGGAGTTGACTCTGGACAAAGACTAAAAGATATGTCACCTTCAAATCTTTCTATTTCTTCTCCATCATTAAATACTATAATAGTAGGTAATACAGTTATCTTATTTTTTTTAGCCGCATTAGTATTAAGATCTATTCTATATACCTCTGCTTCTTCTAAATTTTCTAACCAAGTACACTCATTTTTAGAATTCCAATCAGCCCAAAACTCTACAACAGTTACACCAACTTGACTATTGTTAAATGTTTTGTCTGTTAAAACTGTTTGAGCATCTATAGTTGCACCTATCATTAAAAATATTGTTATTAAATATTTCATTTAATGTCATCTATTTTATCCTCTATCCTTATAAGTCTATCTTCCAATTTCTTTACATTTTCTTCAGTATTCTTTATAGAGAGTCTAATATTTTCATCCTTCATCTGAAATTCCATTCTTGTTACTTCAGGATCAGGAGGTGCAGGTAATTCTTTAGCTTCTGCTATATCAGCTTGTAGCATAAACCACATGCTAATAACAGTGGTCATTGCAAAACCTATACCTACTAAAGTTTTTATACTTACTTTAAAGCCTGTATCTTCATTTAACTCTTTTGCCATAACTATGCTGCTGAGAATACACCAACCTCCAATATAGGAGCTCCACTTGCTGAAAATGCTAATACATCTACTAAGGTTGTCCAAGGAAACATAGCCCATTCTCCACCTTGTAATATTATTTCTCCACCTACTGCTGCAGATAATTGAATTGTTATTACAATACCACCTTTAGCTTCTCTATTTCTTAAATAAACAATTGTACCTGTTGCATATTCATCAGCTTCAAGAATTTTTTCTCCTGCTGCTGAATTAGTATCTATAGATCTACTAGTTACACCTCCAGATACTGCAGTATATGTAAAACTTTTATCTATTGAAATAGGATCAGAAGTTATTCCTGAAACATCTGCTTTTAATTGTGCTGTTAATGTTGCCATATTATTATTTTTATTTTATTAATTATTATGATCCAGAAAATACTCCTACTTCTAATGTAGCAGCACTATCTACTAGAGCATGATATACTTTTATATCTGTAGCAGCCTTCCAAGGAAATACTGTCCATGTTAAAGGAGCTAAGCTTATATGTGTTGTACCAGCTGTTAACTCTACTTGAATTGTTTCAGTTGAACTCATATTTCTTAGATATATTACAGTTCCTTCAGAATAATAAGTTGCCTCTACAATTGTTAAAGCACTACCTGTTGCTCTTGCTGAAGTTAGTGTTTTGCTCGTAATACCCCCTGCAATAACAGTAGGAGACATTGTTATATCTAATGCAATAGCATCAGCTACTATATCTGATACTGTTAATTTAGTTTGCGCGGTTAAAGTTGCCATATCTTATTATTTTATTTATTATTCAAAAATTAACATCCATTCTACTAATGTAGTAGCAGATGAACATTCTACGTTTATATCTGATGCACCTGACCATGGAATCCATGCCCATTCATTATTATGTAAAAGACCTATTTTACTTTCTGCTCCTATTGTACCAAGAGAAACTGCTACTGTACTAGCTGACGCTCCAGCTGCATCTGTATTTTTAATATATAATTTACTAGCTTTATTATCTGTATAAGCAGCATTACCTAAAAGTAATGTTACAGTTGAGGCTGCAAAACTTTTTCTAGCTAGACCGGTAGTTTTGGTCATACCATCTGTAGTTCCTGCATCATATAAAGTTGTTGTCTCATCTATAGCTATTGCAGAACTTGTTAAACTATCTGCTGCGCTAGTTATCTTTAATTGTGCTGTTGTTACTGCCATATCTAATTGTATTTCATTTTAATAAAACCACCTCGTCTTAATGACTCAGCTTTTTCTTTAATTGCTCTTATATCTCCTGGTGACATCTTTCTATTATTAGGAGGATTCATTTCCATAGGAGTTAGTGGTCTGTTTCTTTCATTAATAACATCAAACGCTGATCCCCCCATTTGTCTAGGTGTATTTGCATTTGTCATATCTTTTTGTGGTTTTCTACCAGAATTAATAAGTTGTTGCTGTGCAGATTCTGCTGCTTGAACTTCCATTTGCTTTTTTAATTCTATATTTTCTCTCATTGCTGCCTCAACAGTATTTATTAATGACTGTTGATCTTTCATGCCTTGCATATAAGTTTGTGCTTGACTTCTAGCTCTTTCATCTAACATTAGGTTTTGATTACCACCCAACATGCTATCTCTTTGCCAAAGAGCAAAATTATTTTGATCTTTCATAAGATCTTGTTTTGCTTTTCCTAAAGCATCTTGATTATATTGCTGCCTTGTCATTTTAGACATTTGCTTCTTAGGAGTTTTACCTCCTTCCTGAAACATACCCGGAACCTTAGTTCCTTTTCTATTAAATACAGGTCTAGCCATTATACTCTTTTTAATCTATCATTTTCAGCTTCAAGTGATTTAACTCTTTCACGCAGAGTAGCAACTTCAGCTGTTAATTCAATTACTTTATCTCGGAGATCATCTTTCTCTGCAGAACTTGCACCTAACAAGTCTTCTAATTTGCAAATTCTTCCTTCTAAACTATTAACGTAAGCTCTTTCTTTTTCTTCAGCCATGGATTCTTTATTATAATTAATATTAAGTTTTGATCTATAATATCTCCACGCTTCTGTACTAAACAATACTGTTAAGGCTGTAATTATAACTGTAAAGATGTACTCCTCCATAATATAATATACTAAAAAATTACCATTTTTAAAATTAACTTATGGTTATTCCATATTTATTTCCTAAATATACCTTTAAACCTGCTAATTCATCATCAGTTATATATCTATCATACATAATAGTTTCATATATTCCTCCTTGCCAACTAGTTTCCATAGTACCAGTAGCATAATTTCCACCTATACTTAAAAAAGAAGAACCACTTAAAGTAGTTGATAAACTACTTGGATTATTAAAAAGAATATCTCTATCAAAACCTGTATCTGTATCTGTTTGAACAACCCCATCTACCTGCATTGTCATATTGTTTGTTCCTGATGTGGCTCTAAACATCATTACATGAGGATTAGTATCAAGAACGTCATTTTGTATAGTAGTTTCTAAATCTATTCCTCCTGATGGAATTATTGCTTGAAACATAGAATATTTGTCTGATGTGTTATTTTTAGTTATACGAACAATAGATGATTGTATATTATTATTTGTTTCATTACCGTTTAAATACAAAGAAACATCATGATTTACATCTATATCAGAATCATCATGTTTTAAAACTTGTATTATTGTAAAATTATCTGATGTAAACTTTACATCAGAAAAATTATCATCAGCAACACCACCGTCAGTTCTAGCTGAAGTACCTATATTACCACTTAAAAAACCTTTAGAATTATCTGTAGCATCATCTCCAAATTGAATATATGGTTGACCACCAGATCCACCGGTTTTAAAAGTTCCTCCATAAGAACTTCCTGCTACTGGTGAGCGTGCAAAAAATCCTAATACATCTCCATTTTCATTACCATTAGCTAGATTACGTGCCCATTCTACATGATCATTGTTAGCAGTAACTGCAACTGTACCATCTCTGTCTTGGCGTAAACTATTCATCCTTGTAAAGTCATACCACATAACTAATCCATGTATTGCACTAGGATCATTAATTAATGGATTTTTAGAAAGACCAAGTCCTAAACCTATGTTCATATTTAAGATTTTTTATATGCTATACATGATCCACTATCTAAACTTATTTTTGTAAAGTCGCCATATATAATTGCTCCATTTGGAATTACAAAATCAGCATCAAAGTCTACCATTCCACCACCAAAAGTACAATCACTTACATCTAGCTTGCAAGAATTAATACCTTGTATTGCATAAAAACCTTCAGTATGTGCACTATTTGAGGTGTCATCTATAAACTTAGCACCAGATTTTCCAAACTCTTGGATTGATTCACCTCTAATTAAGTTTATTAATTGATTACCTTGTTTATCTGTAAAATTTGCCATAACATTTTTTTTATTATATTTGTATACTATAATAATATACAAAAAAAAACAACAATATGAAAAGATATGAACTAGGTTTTGAACCATTACCACATAGCCCTCTTATTGGACTGCATATTCAACAATGTGAAATACAAATAGAAGATGAAGAATGGAATCCAGCAATAAAAATTGAGTTAGGTTTTTTATTTTTTATAATTAACTTTACATATATTAATTTTAACTCATAATTTTTAACTATATTATTATTACCTGTTTATCTCAGGAAACTACATTTATTAACTATTAAATAACAAAAGCATGGAATTAAATAACAAAATTCTTAGTGATATTACTGTCCATATGAAATATGCACGGTATAATGCAGAATTAAAAAGAAGAGAGACCTGGAAAGAATTGGTCACTAGAAATATGGAAATGCACATAAAGACATATCCAAAACTTATGAATGAAATTATAACTGCATATCGTCATGTAGAAGACAAAAAAGTATTACCATCTATGAGGTCAATGCAGTTTGGTGGTAAACCAATTGAGATTAGTCCCAATAGAATATATAACTGTGCATACCTTCCTATAGATCATATAGATGCTTTTAGTGAAACCATGTTTTTATTACTTGGCGGAACTGGTGTTGGTTACTCTGTACAAAGACATCATGTTGATAAACTTCCATTAATTAATAAACCATATGTAAAAAGAACTAGACGTTATTTAATTAGTGACTCTATTGAGGGGTGGGCAGATGCCATTAAGATGTTAATGAAATCTTATTTAAATGGTAAAAGTTCACGTATAGTATTTGACTATTCAGATATTAGACCTAAAGGTGCAAGGTTAGTTACATCAGGAGGTAAAGCCCCTGGACCACAACCATTAAAAGAATGTATACTTAAAATTACAGGCATACTAGATAACAAAGAAGATGGAGATGCATTGTCTACATTAGAAACGCATGATATTGTCTGTCACATTGCGGATGCTGTATTAGCTGGTGGTATTAGACGTGCTGCATTAATTAGTTTATTTAGTGCTGCTGATGATGAAATGATATCTTGTAAAGCTGGTGCTTGGTGGGAACTTAATCCACAACGTGGTAGAGCTAACAACTCTGCTGTTCTTATGAGACATAAGATAACTAAGTCTTTCTTTATGGATCTATGGAAAAGGGTAGAGCTAAGCAAAGCCGGTGAACCTGGTATATACTTTAACAATGACAAAGACTGGGGAACTAATCCTTGTTGTGAGATTGCCTTACGTCCTTTTCAGTTTTGCAATCTTTGTGAAGTCAATGTAAGTAACGTTGAGTCCCAAAAAGATTTAGAGTCAAGAGTTAAAGCTGCTGCATTTATAGGAACACTTCAAGCAGGATACACTAACTTCCACTATCTCAGACCAGTATGGCAAGAGACTACAGAAAAAGATGCATTAATTGGTGTGTCTATGACTGGTATAGGATCTGGTAGAATACTGGGTTATGATATGGAAGCAGCAGCTTCTGTGGTAAAGAAAGAGAATGCAAGAGTGGCTAAGTTAATTGGAATTAAGAAGGCAGCTAGATGCACAACAGTAAAACCTGCTGGTACAACATCATTAACATTAGGAACTAGTTCTGGCATTCATGCATGGCATAATGACTACTATGTAAGAAGAATACGTGTAGGTAAGAATGAAGCTATATATGGATATCTTGCTAAGAATCATCCTGATCTAGTAGAAGATTGTGTTTTCCGTGCTCATGATACTGCCGTAATAAGTATACCACAAAAAGCCCCGGAAGGCTCTATCTTAAGAACTGAATCTGCTTTTCAACTATTAGAAAGAGTAAAGAGAGTAGCAACTGAGTGGGTAAAGACTGGGCATAGAACCGGGTCTAATACTCATAATGTTTCTGCTACAATTAGTTTAAAAGATGAAGACTGGGATCTAGCTGGTGACTGGATGTGGAAAAACAGAGATCACTATAATGGTCTAGCTGTTCTTCCATATGATGGTGG